TCTTGGTTTTGTTCTAGCTTATCATCAAAAATATCTCTTGCTTGAACTAATTTTGCTCTATCAAGGTCTGCTTTTGCTTCATCGGCTTCTCTTCTTCTGTCATTTTCCATTGCACGTAGGTCAACTTCACGTGATTTTAGTTTTAGTAATGGGTCTGAATCAAATTGTGATGTAATTTCTTTTTCTTCTTTAACAAAATCAGCTGTTAGTTCAGAAATTAACACAGATTTTCTTGCTTCTATGTCTTGAGACATTTTTTGTAGTTGTTGTTGAGCTTGTGGATCTTGTTGAGCCTGTTGTTGAAGCATTTGAATCTGTTGTATGCCCTCTGCAAACTCTAATTCTACTTGTTCTTGCGCCATCAAACTAATATGTTCTAAAATATTCTTTTGAATAGCAGCCATAATCTGTGGATTATTTCTAACCATGTTAGTAGACATAAAAGTTAAGTGAGATGTAATGTGTGCTCTGTGATCTTGAGCACGAAATGCTTGAAAAGGTTTTCCACCTAAAGCATTTATATGTTCTAAACTTGGATCCATTGGTTGCATTGGAGCAGGAGGAGGTAAAACTTGATCAATATTTTTTACACCTAATGCTTCATACATTTTTCTGTAAGCTTGATACAAATTATGCAATTGTGGTTGTGATGTTGCAAGTTGTAATTCAGTTTGGGCCATAGAAATTCTTTGTGCCATAGAAAATATATTTGGATCTGCAACAGGTAATATATCTACTCTGTCATCAAAATCCATTTGTTTAACTTCTCTTTTTCCACCAATAACATCAAAAGGATAAACAGGTGGTAAATAAGTTTTAAAGACTTTAGATAATAATCTAAATTCTTGTTTCATGCCTGAATATAATCTTTTGTGAATAGCAGACATAACACGTGAACCACGCTCTAATAACGCAACTGTAGTTCCTACTGCAGCGCCTTGATTACCATCACCCACTTGCATATCAGCAATAGCCGCGAACCTTTGACCAGCTTGTACAACAACACCCATTAACTGTAGCAAAGTTGTAGAAGGTTCTTTGTAAGGTAAAGTCATAAACGCATCTCTTAAATTACCACCAGGTGCATCTACATCTCTAAATTCACCAGGTTGTAGTGGAGCGGCTTCATCTCTTACTCTAATACCACGCTGCTTAAATCCAGCAGGTAAGTTAGATAATGTTCCTGCATCCAACAATTGACGGAGTGCAGCAGTTGCAGTTCTACTCAATCCGCCAATCATGTGGATTAATCCAAAACCATAAAATCCTAGTCCCGGTAGAAATTTGAAATGTACAAAATATTGGATTTTATTTCTTTTTGGATCTGTAGGTTCGTAGTTTCTACGAATTGATAAAACTTTTCTTGAAGTCTCGTCGACAGTTACAATATAAGGTAATTTAATTCCTGTAGTATTTAATTCAGCATCTTTATCTTCAAAACCTTCTATGTCTAAATTTACATGACATTCTAATAAAGTATAAATTGTTTCTTGTTTACCAGTTTTTTGACTTCCTTCTAATTCTCTTTCTTTATTTGCTACTTCATCTCTAGTAACGTTTTGTGGTTTACTTAATTCAATATCAGAATAAAAACCATTTACTTGTTGTTTCCTTAAATCGTTTTCTGAAATTTTTAATGTATGAATAATCGCTTCCGCATCCTCTAATGAGGTAGCAGAATACGGAACGACTAAATCATCTGCTGGGATAAACTTTGATACAGCTCTTCCCAATAAATCGTCATAATAAATTTTTTTAAATGTAGATCCAGCTAATGGTAGATGAAATAACATTTGATCAAACTCAGGTTCGTACTCTTCCATTTTTTCCATCAACTCATAGTTCATGTAGTCTTTAACACGGTTAGCTTGAGCTTCCTTTTCTCTATCAGGGTTACCTACTACTTGAGTTCTAACAGGTCCTTCTGCAGGTAATAATTCTTTATAAGCTCCAGCTTGAAATTGTGTAACTGCTTCTGCAAGAACTGGGTGAGTTGCACCACTAGCTCCTTGAAAAGGTTCTGTTCTATTTTCATATTTAAATCCTAAAAGATCTAAACCAGTTGTGTATGATTGTTCCCATTCTTTTCTAGAAGCTTTATAATCCATGTAGTTTTCTACAAGTTCAGATCCAATTGGATCTGTAATATCTTCTGGTAATAATTCTGCTAAGTTATCAAAGTGATTTGGTGTTCCTTCTATGTTAACTTTACTTGGATCGAAGTTAACTTCAACACTACCATCTTCATTAGGTGTAACTTCTACACCAGGATCTTCAGCCTCTAAAGCTTTCTCTTGTTCAATTTCTATTTCTTCTTGAGGATCAATCTCAATCGATGTTTTTACGTTTGGTAACGATTTGTCTATATCTGCCATTTATTTTCTCCGGTGTATCATCCACTTTAACTTGTTTTAGAGGAATATTCAACCCCTGTGGATTAGGTCCTCTTTTAGGTGGTATTGTTTTAGTTAATTTTTTCATTTTTTATGAACCTTAATATTTCCTCTATATCAATGCCTTCTTCATAATCTGGGTCATTATAGTCATCTTTGTATATTTTAGAATTAACTTCAGTAACTTCTTCATACTCATCAGCTGGTTTCATTTTAGTAGATTCATCACCTTGATTTTTTGTCAAACTTAAAATTTGTCTTTCCGTAATCATATCATTATCAACTAAATAATCTAATTTTTCTATTCTCACTGATCCAGTTGCAACATCCTCATATAAATCAAATCCTTTGTATTCATACACATTTTCTAAATCTTTAGTAGCATTTCTTTTTGTAACATTTTTGCCTTTTGTTTTAATTATACTAATTAAATCAGGAAAATATGTAGGTATTCCACTTGCAGTATCTTTTGTAACTTTTTCTGCAACCTTGGTTGCTGTTGCAAGCTCATCTCCAAAACCTAACATCTTAGCAATAACAATTGCACCACCTGCACCTGATACTTTTAAAAAATCTCTACGTGTTATATTTTGTGTTGCTAACACTTCATCAATTTCTTTTTCCATAACTTGTCTAGTCGTATCATCTACAGGTAGCTTTCTATTTTTAGCATATGCTTTTAATAATTTTAAACCAGGAAATATAGGTGCTGTAAGTTCTGCACCAAGAGTTACTTGATCTGCTAATACTTTAGGACCAATAGTTGATCTTTTATCTTTTTGTTTTTGTTCTTCTGATTTAATTAAATCTGCTAATCCTGTTTTTTCTGTAATAACTTTTGTACCTTCTGTTCCAACTAAATTATTTAAGAACTCAGTAAAGATTCCTGTACCTTTAATGTTTGATGGCATTACATCTGTGTAGTCTTGAACATAACCTTGACCCGTGCCGCCTGTAACTTTGAACGCAGGTTTTCTTATAAGATCCGCGGTCAACTGACCAAGTGCGGGTAATACTCTTGCACCAAACTCACCGATTCTAACACCCGTCTCTGCTAATCTATCTGCATAGTATGCATAGTTTCTTGGATCGATCATGTCATTTACTAACGCAACAGGGTTCATGGTCTCTCTGTAGCTATCCGCTTTTGGTAATTCAGCATCAGGGTTCAATAAAAAATATTCTAATTCTTTTGCAAAGTCATCATCAGCACCAACTGCACCACCACCGTTGAAACCAACACGGCCACCTATTGCATAATCATATAAAGGTGCGGCTGTTGTTTCATCCATATTGGGAACTTCCATTGCTTTATCCATTTCTTTTAATCTTTGATTTCCAACTTCATCATCTTTTGAGTAAGCATCCGGCATATCAATACCAACTAAATCTTTAAACACTCCACCAAGTTCTTCTGAGTTTTTATTAAAGAAAGAATCTACAGTCATCTTACCTTCAATTACAAGATTGATTGACTTACCTATTTTTTCAGCAGCTTCTGGATTTTTTAACAACCATTGAGAAGAACCTAACATCGCTTCTGGTGCAGGCATTCCCATTAAACCATTAAAGATTGCAAAGTCTAATGCTGCAGCTGTTGCACCGATTGGAAGTTTAACTCCTTTTGGAACAGGTGCATCTTGAAAAAAATTAGCTATTTTATTTCTAAAACCTGATACAATTAATTGTTTTCTATTGCTTGGAAGTTTATCAGCATCTTTTACTATTTTAACGACTTCTTCTATTTGATCTCCAGGGTTAATTAAAGTCCAACCGTTTTTATCAAATGTATTTTTAACTTGAGTTTTTGTTTGTTTATCTACATCTTCTCTTTCAATAATTTTATTAACATCTTTTTCATTAAATGAAATTACAGGTATTTTAGTTCCTGTTTTTTGCATAAATTCTTTTGCAGCCTTATTATGTTTTTTAACATCAGGGTGATTTTTCTTTTCTTCTGTAGATAATTTTTTATCTTCTAAAACATCATATGCTTTTAAAATACCAGTATCCATATCTAATGGTATTTTTTGTCTATTGTATTTTGGTTTCATAAAAGTTACAAATTTAGAAACCCAAGGAATTTTCTTTTTTAAACTTTGTGATAAACTTCCACCATGTTCTATTTGATAATTTAAACCTAGTCTTTTAAAATCAGCGTATATTTTTTTATTTAAACCGTCGTAATAACCCATTGGTTTATTATTTAGTTTATCTAATTGATAGTATTTGTATCGTCTTTCTTGAGTGCTAGCAAATTTTCCAAATGTTGAGTCTGTTGAAGCTTCAATATATTTTATAATTTGTTTTTTGTTATTAGGTAAAGTTAATTTATCTAAAATAGAACTACTTGGTCTATCTCCTTTTAACCAAGCTTTATAATCAACTATTCTATTAGAAGCTTCTTTTAATTGATTTGTCTTTTCTTGTCTTACATTAAAAGAATCTGATTCTACAATAGGAGAAAAGTTAGGAAATAGTTTTTGTGTAACTTTTTCTATACTCATTCCTGGTTTATAAAAAGAATTTACTTTTACTATTTGATTATCAATAGGTATTCTATTTTTTTCAAAATAAAGTTCTTGCCCTTTAGATATAAAACCTTCTTTTCTAGGTTTTACTTGTTCACTATTTAATAACTCCGTTAAAGTTGCACTACCATATTTTTCTTGATTAATATTTAATTTGTTATCAGGATCAATGACAGACATAATATCTCTTCCACCATATCCATCATTGTAAGCTTTAATAAATTTTTGTTTTAAATTTTTATCACTTAAAACTTTTACGCCTGAACCTCCTCTATCAGGCATTGCTTTTCTTTCCTTTATAGCTTTTAAAGTCTCATCATTTAGTTTCGATAAATCAAAATAATCTATATGAGAAGCACCTCCTCCAAAAGTATCTTTAAATCCTGTAACTTTTATTGGATCTCCTAATACATTTAAAATTCTTTCATAAGTGGGGGACTGACCACTTCCATGTAATGCTTTATAACTTTTTAATGAGTCATAACTTACACCTAATTTTTCTGCTAATTTAGAAACAGGTTCGTATCCTGGAGGAATGTTATCTACTGTAAAGTTAAAATTTTTTAATGGATTATCTGCAAAGTTCTGTCTCATCAATCCACCATTAGCTGCAGGGTTTCTATCCATAAAATCTTTGTATGGGTCTTCTTTAGGTGGTAACTCTGATGCAGGGAACACGGTTCCTGGACCGAACTGCTCGTCGATCTGTTTAATGATTTCTTCTGACGTATCGTTCAATGCAAGCTTGTTACCAAGACTTGTATCTTCATCATCTACAAATGTATTACGTATTGGATCAAATATGTAAGCCAATCAAACCTCCTTGTGCCTTTTCAGGTTTATTCTTTAACGTTCTAAGTTTTGTAATTTCTAGAATCTGATCTTCAGGTTCTAGTTGTTTTATTCTCATCGCTTCTTCTTGTGAGA